ACCTGTAGCTCCATCTACAAATATTGGATATACAGTTTCGTCTGTGCTGTTATTTGCAGAGACTGTAATATTATCAGCAGTTCCTGTAGTATCTTGGTTAAGTGTACCAATTACAAAGTCTAAAGTGTTGTCGCTATCTTCGTATGTAACTGTAATATTAGTTTCAGTATTAGAACTAACCATTGCACCTACTGTATCACTAATTGTTTCTGCAAGTGTAGTTCCACCGATAGTAATTGCATCGGCTTCCAATGTTCCATCAATATCAGCATCTCCACTAATATCTAATGTAGCAGCATCTAGTTCGCCACTAATAGTTATGTTCCTACCACCACTAATGTCTTTGTTAGCATCTGTTATAATAGCTTTACTGGCTATAACAGTTCCGTTTGTAATTCCGTCTATAAGGTTAATATCGGTTGCGCTTGCTGTAACACCATCAAGAATGTTTAATTCTGCAGTCGTTGATGTAACACCATCAAGGATATTTAGTTCGGCTGCAGTACTTGTAACTGCTGTACCATTAATTGATAAAGCATCTGTCTCTAATGTACCATCTATATCTGCATCACCTGATACATCCAACGAGCCTGCATCAAGTTCGCCTGTAAGTGTAATGTTTCTAAACGAAGCCGCATCTTTATTTGAATCTACGACTACTGCTTTAGAAGCTGCAACAGTTCCTGCTGTAATTCCGTCAAGCATTTCTAGTTCAGCTTCTGTTAATTCTGCACCTGAACCTAGTGTAAGTGTTCCTGTTACTGTAAGATTATCGTTTACTGTTACTTCAGAAGTTGTGTGACCTATTGAAACTGGAACACCAGAAGTTGCAGTACCAATAGTGATACCGTTAGAAGTATTAGAGTTGTCTATATTTAATGATGTTGTTGCATCTAGTGAAATAGTTGTTCCGTCTACTGCAAGTGTTCCGTCTATGTCTGTATTGTCTAAGTTAGAAGTTCCATCAACATCTATATCTCCTGCAACATCTAGACCTGCAGCACCTGCTAATACTAAATCATCAGCAGAAGCATCCCATAACATGTAAGCACTAGCTGTATCACCAAAGAATTTAACATCGTAACCAGTATCGTCTACACCAACAGTTATAGTATTATCTACTTGAATAGCACCGTCAAGATTGGTTGCTCCTGAAACTGTTAATAAATCTGTGGTAATTGTACCATCAAAATAAGCATCTTTAAATTCTAAAGAACTTGTTCCTAAATCAATATCGTTATCTGTAACTGGAACAATAGCTCCGTCTTGTATTCTAATCTGCTCAACTGCAGCACTAGAAACTTCTACAAAAAATCCCCAACGATTATTTGTGCTATCTACAACAATTTTATTAAGAAAATCTAAATCACCAATAGTATGTATATTACCGCCATGTCCTGCTGTACCATCATGCCTATGTCCAGTACTTGATGCACTACTAGAACTATATGTAAATGCATTTACTAATTGGTTGTATTCATTGTTAAACAATGCAGCAGTAATGGTATCTCCATCACTAAAACTACTTTGTCTTGTATAACTTTGTGCCATCTTTTAATTTCTCCCTGAAGGTTCGTAGTCTATATATATTCCATTTACTGTGTATGGTCCGTTTTGGTCATTACTAAATAATCTTAAAAAAGCAGTGTTCCCACTTCCTTCTACTGCTTGCCTAGTCATTGGATTAGGCGCTGCTCCAAATGTAACTGCATTAAATGCTCCTGTTCCAAAAATTGCAGGTGTAGGTATTGCATCTAAAGTATAAGCAGCAGGCTGTGGTATAGTTGAATCATCATAATCATACACAACTTTTAAAGAAGGTTGCACTGATCCTTCTGGTTTAACGGATAACTTAACATACTTTAAAGTTTTTAATACTCCTAAATCTCCAAAATCTATACTTGGTGTTTCATATTCAGCGTCTATATTTGTTGCTGTACCTGCTGGATTAAACTCATCTCCTATATCATGATTATAAATATAACCTGCATAATCTCCATGATAAAATTTTTCTGTTCCTGTTGAATCAAAACCAGAAGTAAAGCCTCCACTGCCTTGTATTCCTTTTGTTTCAGACCATTCAAATCTTGCAGCACCTTCTGGTGTAATTCTAAATGTTCCTATGATTCCTTCTGAAACACCTGTAGCTATACCAGAACTTCCGTAAAATAAACGATACTGAGATTTACTTCGTATTACAGCACTGCTTATTTTATAATCAGCAATGTTATCTGCAATATCTCCTACAATAGGTTGTATTTTTCTACTTAAAGAGCCAAGCTCAACGTCACCAATTCTTGCTGTACCTGCAACTGTTCTTATACCGTCCGGCGCTAAAAACAAAAGCTGCCCACCAATCTCTTGAATACTATCACCATCTAAACAACCTATATTTTGTGTTATTGGTTGCACTGCAATAGTAGATGAGCTGTTTATATTAACTAATTTATAAATACTGTTCTTACAAAATATAATTAAATCATCACGAAAAGATCTTAAACCTACTACCTGATCATCTAACTTTATACTTCCAGAACCTGTACTTGTAAAATCATCTATATCATCAGTGCCACTATAATATATAGTATTTGGTGCTGTTGCTGCTCCTCCAACTACTAAATGTCTATCATGAATTACACAATATTTAGGATAGACACTTCCGTCTACTGTTATTTCTTTAGTAAAATAAGTTCGACTACTTAATGCCGAACCTGTTCCTGTCATTTTAAAATATAAAGGTTTAGTTGCAGAACTTCTATCAGTTATTATAAGTTCTCCATAATCAGTATCGCCTTCATATATTGCAAAAGATGCTTGATCTTGTGAAGTTCTAGCTAATGTACTTCTACCTGTAAACGTGCTGTAGTTATCTCCACTTCCTGATACACTATCTTTATTTATTTGTAACCAACTGTCTCCATCTTGACTAAAATATATGTTTGTTCCTGAAGCAGCAATTAAGCCATCTGCATATACTTGCAAACCTTTAATAGCGTTTGCACTGTTTGGTCTTGTACCATCTCCAAACTGCGTATACCCATTTATTCTTCTATATCCACCGTTTGTAGAAACTTCAAAATTTGTTAATTTTGTAGCTTCTCCCGGAGATCTTAATAGTTCAAACTGACTTGATACTTTATTTAAGCCACCTTGACATGCTAATGCAAAAGGTTGTGAACTCATTATATATGATCCGTTGACATGTACTTAGGCGCAGGATTCATTAAATTAGATCTCATTTTTCTTAATCCTTTTTTATAATCGTCTAATGCAAAAGCTGCTGATTGCGGATTATCTTTAAATTGATGCATATAATATCTAGCTCTTGCTAATAAAACCGAACTATACATATCAGGAAATACTATTGCATCTCCATGTGCATCTAATGCTGTAGGTAAATCCCAAGCAAAAAACCATACTCTATAAACTTTGTCAGGTATTGGACTTAATCCAAACTTTCTACCGTCTTTACTTCTTATAACAACTTTAGGTTCACCGTATGTTTGAGTATCTGCATCGTCTATATTTTCAGCTTCTCTACGATGATCCTTCCACTCTTCTAATGTTACAAAAGATAAATTTTGACTTGTATAAGGTGTTGATGCACCACTGACTCCTATAGTTGTAAGATAAAAATCATTCCAATCTATTGCGCCATAATCAGTTGTAACTGAACTTGATGATTCTTTTAACTCATACCATCTTGTTCCTGCTGTTGTTTCTACATAAACATTACCATAAAAAGGATCTGTAGCTCCGCTTTCTCCTGTAGCAAGAAAAGACCACCTAGGTTCAGCGCTTACTATATCATTGTATGCTCTATTAACACAGTCTTTAACGTGTCCTTGTATTCCTACTGCTCCACTAAAAGTACTTGAAGTTAAAACAACTTCATTAGTTTCTCTTAATAACTCATTCGTTAATTGTAAATAAGTAGTTGCCATTTTTATTTTTTACCTTTAGCTTTTTTCTTTGCTGTCTTACTTAAATCTTTAAAATGATAAAGTCTTTTACTTGTTTTAGTATGCGTTTTAT